GGCAGGGGAGACCGGAAATACCTATTTCGTTGACTTCGGATACCACGCCCCATACGCCAAAGTGGTGCATGAGACACACCCAACCAAGTCCAAGTATCTGGAAAAACCATTGGATGATGTCGTGGAATCTGGGGTAATGGAAGAGCGAATTTCCAGGGCGTTCTTAAAATTGATGGGGCTTGACTGATGATAACACACGACATAGCGGACTATCTGGTGAGCAACCTCGGATTCAGCACCGGCGATGTGTTCGAGGGGTTCATGCCAGACCGGAGTGGGACGACAATTTCCGTCTATCAGTATGGGGGATTCTGGCCCTTGGTGGCGACAGTTCCAAATCAGATTGAGAGACCCGAGTGCCACATAATAATCAGGTCGGACACATACGATGCGGCCATGACCGCCGCCAATACCATCCTGAAAGGTCTCCACACACAGGGAGAAATTACTATAAACACTCACAGATATTTATACATCAGAGCCCTGGGTTCACCCAATATGATGAGGGCGGACTACTCACAGGACAATCCACAGTTCTTTGTCAACATAGATTTTGAAATTTATAAGGAGATGAGCTAATGGCAATCCAGATTAGGAAGGCATCCAAGGCGTATATCGGACAGGTCGATTTCTCCGACCACATCCCCAATGTGAATGTCGATTCGTCAGTAGAGGCGGTGGATGTCACTTCCATTGCAGACGGAACCCGGAAATACAGTGGTGGGCTGTTCGTTGGGACTATGGACTTCGAGATGTTCGAGGACTATGATGCCAATGAGGTCGATGCCATGTTGAACATGATTGACCCCATCTCAAGCGGAGTCCCCATGAGACTTTCCGTGCCAATTTCCGTTGCGGCCGACACCACGGTTGCCAATGGGACGGCGGCGTATCTCCTTAATGCAAACATCCTCGAACATAAGAAGCAATGGACAATCGGGGAAATTGCTAAAGTCAACATCGCCGCCAAGGGTGCTGGCGAGTTGATGCGTGGGGGATTCCTTACCGTTGACCAGTTGATTGCGTCATCCACCAACGGGACCGGGGTGCAGTTGGGTTCACTATCGACATCACAAAAGATGTATGCTTTCCTACACTATACCGGGGGAATTTCCCCTAGCGGTATCACAATAACCATTCAGCACTCTTCAACTCAAGGTGGGGCGTATTCCACCACTAGCATGAGTTCGTCCTCGTTCACAGCATTGTCGGGCTCGGCCGGTTATCAGATATTGGCCATTACCGCTTCCGCCAACATCACCGACACTTGGTGGAGGGCGAGCTGGACATACACCAGTGGAAGCAATGTCTATGTCACGGTATCGGCAGGCATCAGGTGAGCCAACATGGTATCTGACTCCTACAACATCGACAACTACGGCATTGGGGCGTTGATAGTTGCTTCGGCCCCATCCACAGTGAGCGTCACCAGTGGTAGCAATTCAATTACCATAGCGGCCGGTGCAGATGGGGCGGCGGTATCCCTTGACGATTTCCTGTGCATCTTTTATGGAGGGTCTTACGATTATTGGTTGGTTTCAAGAGTCACCGGGAAATCCGGAGTAGGACCATATACCGTGACGATTAATCATTCCCCGACAATAGCTACCAATTCGTATAGTTGGGGATATGTGGCGGCCCCAAGGACGCTTGGGAATCTCAAGAAATACAAGACCACATTCACATCAACGATGGACAAGATTGGTATGCCGATGGGACGCTCGGCAGACGCATACATGCTGGATGTCCAGGGTGTAATCAGAAGGATTGAGATAGAGGGGGCGTGGAAAGACACTCCTATTAACGGGGGAAGTAACGCCAGGAACATAGATTATGTTCTGATTACCGGAAATCAATTCGGAAATCCCGCCGTAATGTTCTGGCACGAAGCGGAATACGGATGGGGGTGTATGATTGGTTTCCCAGTTGCGATTGAAGAAGGGTCGCATGAGTTGATTGAATCAAGCAAGGCTGCTCAGTGGTATCCATACCGCTATGTGATGTATGAACGGAAATATTCAGCTTGGTAAATGAGGTAGAGTAAAATGGCAATATATGTGAGCAAGACCGCATACCTGATGGTTGGTGCTACCGACCTAACGGACCATGTTAAATCGGTTAGTATAACAATCGGAGCCGAAGCGGTGGACTCCACCGCTATGACGAATAACACCCGGATTGTCACCCCCGGACTGGCTACTTGGACAATCGAGGCCGACCTATACCAGGACACGGCGACATCCAAGGTTGACCAGACCATCGGCCCTAACGCCGGAACGGTCGTGGCTGTAAAGGTCAGGCCGACCAACAGTGCGATAGCCGCCACCAACCCGGAGTTTCAGGGCAATGGGCTAATCGAATCTTACATCCCCGTTCAGGGAAATGTGGGTGAGATGGCCATCGCCAGGGTCGTATTCAAAGCCGCCGGTGACTTGGTAAGGGACACAACCCCGTAAGCAAACCTTTTTTATTCCTACCATGATATATGGTAGCAAGGTGCTAAGGTGGCTGAAATCGAGCAGAGGTTTGACCCGAAGCAATGGCTGAGAGATATTAGCGTAGCCCATTCCGACAAACTAGGAGACATACATTTCCGGAAATTGACGGCATTGGACTTGCTACACCTCGCCCGATTCGAGGAAGAGCAGAAGAAGAACCCATCTCCGTTGTTTGACGGGTTGGAAGTTTCAGATTCCGTCCTGATTTACCAGATGTTCCTCATGCTCCGTGGCGGTGGGATGACCCTGAGCCTGGAAGAGTTCGTTACAATGGACCCTCTTATTTTCCAGGAATTGGTGACCACGCTGACGAGTGCGGCGGATTTTCGGGGAAGTGGGTCGGAAGAGCCATCCTCTTCAACCCAGTGATGCAACAAATCGGACTGGTTTGTTACTATTTCAAATTCCGGTTGCAAGATGTCTTGGCGATGAACACGGATGAGCTGAATTTCTATACTCAGTTCTTGGCGTTCAAGTTCACCGAACAAGGCGGTGGAACCGAGGAAATCATAGAGAACCCAGAAGGTTGGTAAATGGTCGAGAAGGAGATTATTTTCCGGTTGAAAGTTATAGATGAGGCGAGCGGCCAGCTCAAGGCTTTCAAGGAAAAGATTGACAACGCCTCTGGGTCGTCCGCCGGGACTGGCAAAGGAAATATGAACCGCTCCCCCAAATTCGGAGAGGTCCCAGGTGGAAAGGGCGGAAGACCCGCTAACCCCGAGGGGATGATTTCCCAAGAGAGTGCCAACATGCTCCGGTTGCTCGGGCAGTATCGCCTGGCCTGGTTAAGCACTCTGCCCAAGGAACCCAAGGAAGGCGGGGCGATGGGTGGTTTGATGGTCAAGGGAGCCGCCGCACTGGTCATATTGCAGGCCATAGGCGACATAGTAAAACAAATCCTTGCCGTCTTGGAACAGGCATCCCCGCTCTTACAGGCGGAAATGAAAATCCTTCGTGTCGCCATAGATATGGCAATCCGCCCGCTAGGTGATGCTGTCGCCAATTTCCTCCGCCCAATTTCCCGAGCGATGTTGCGTGGTGAAGGTTTCGCTTACTCCCAGATGGAGAAGGAAGGCAAGAATCCGGCGACAGACCTCGGTTCGTTCTACAAATATTTTGGTGCTGGAACCATTGGTTCAATGGCTGGTTGGGATGTCCTTGGAGAGGACCGAGAAAAGGCCGTAGCATTCGGTGACGCTCTTGGTGCGGCTGGGCAAGCCCTGATTTATTCCAACCCAATATGGGGCTCGTTGTTCGCTCTGTCAGAAGCGATGAAATACGCCGGAATCACCATCACCGACATCTATGAGATTTGGAAATCCATGTGGGGGTTCGGTAAGAAGAAGGGTGAGACCGATGATGAAGCCAAGAATCGGAACCTTACCAAGTTCGGTGCGTCCCTCGGGTTCGTGGCTCAGAATTTCATGGATTTTGTCGGGGTAATAGAATCGAGCGGAAATACATTTAGCGGGGCAAGGATTGGGGAAACTGCGGTCACTCTGACCAACGCAATGAACATCATGGCTGATGGTGTCGAGAAAGTAGATGTCCAGGCATTTGTGAATGCGGCAGTTACAATGTCGAGTTGTCTGATTGCCATAGAGAAACCCATGGTCAACATGACATCGCTTCTGGTGGCACTCAACCCGGAAATATCCACCATGAGAGATATAGTTGTCCCTCTATCGTCATCGCTCAATCTTTTTAACTCGGCTCTGGAACCAATCCCAGGGACTCTGTCCCTGATTAATGGGTTCACTCTGCCAGATATTCCTGATTTCACATGGCCGGAAATGCCGAGATTCGAGTGGCCCAATCTCCCCGACTTCTCATGGCCTACCTTGCCCGAGTTCAAGTGGCCGGAAATTAAAATGCCGTGGGATATTGGGTCGGAGCAGAAGTCCACCACAACGACAACCAATGCCGTGACCAACGCTTTGAATATCGGGACGGTCGTAATGAACGGCGTGGACAAGGCAGACCAAGGGATAGATTATCTTTACAACTTGGCGACAGGACGATAAAATGGCTGTATCTGCGACATTAGACTCGGTAGTGATTGATTCTGTCAACATCACATCTGTCGTGGTCGATTTCACCGTAGAGAATCGAATCTACTCGGTCCCCAAAGCGGTAATCAAAGTCCTCAAAGGCCCATGCGACACTCTCAATGTATTCGCCGTCAATGACACCGCCACTATAACCGTTGACTACAATACCGATTCCAATATCGTTCAGTTCGATGGGTTGGTGAAGAAGATTGAAACCCAAGGGCTCTATTACATCATCACTTGCATCTCGTATGCCCAGAAGTTGTGGGAATATCCCCATAATGCGACATACACCAGTCAAGATTTTATAGCCTCCATGTCGGGGTGCATAACCTCTCCTGGGTTCACAGTTGAGGATAACACCACAGGGAGTCAGACCATTGAGTTGTTCACCATAAAGGACGAATACCCCGCATTTTGCTTGAGCAAGCTAGCAAGATTCGGGGCAGAGACTTCAAGTGCATATGCTAACGGGCATGTGGTTTGGTTCGGGAGCGAAAAGGATAGTGACACCGTTTGCTTAGTAGAGATGAACACTAGCTCTGGAAGTTCAACATCCCTGTCTCACGCCAATGGATACATAATCAGCCCGTTAAAGCACCTCAATACGGCGGACACCATAATCAACCGAGTAATAACAGTCCATGCTGGCGGGAGACACGCATCAAACGACACAGATAATTATGATACCGCATCATCTGTTACCGCCTATGGAATCAGGGCCAAGATGTTGTATCTACCCAACATAAATACCAATGCAGACGCAATCATCATAGAAGATAATTATCTGGCGATGTATTCTGCCCCCAAAACCCGTTTTACATGCACAGTGAAATGGGCCCCCATGTTCAATGGAGGGTCTACCAATCACAGATTAGGGGATTATTACACAGTCACCGACAGTCAGAATGGCACAACTTATACTAATATCAGTTGCATAGGATATAAATGGCATTGGCCTTCATGGAAGGCAGAGGTGGAGTTTGGGGTCCCTGCACAAGACTTGGCGGCTTATAACGCCGAGACCAAGGCGACAGACGATGTATTCAAAAGAGATTCCGCCGGGTATGGTTGCTCGTTCAAGGTCTATCGAAATTCTGCCCAATCGATAAGTGCAAGCACCACCACTCAAGTAAATTACGATACTGAAATATGGGACACAGGCGGGAATTTCAACAATACCGGAAGTGGAAGCAATATATACGAATTTACCGCACCCATATCGGGATACTACCATTTTTCCGCACATGCGTCAATGACCATCGAGACCACCAAAAACTTCGCCATATATCTGATGCAGAACGATTCTGCAAAATATTACAATACCATGTCGAATGTATATGCTTCGAGCCAGAGCATATACCTGAACACATCTGGGTGTTTGAAAATGGCGGCAGGGGACACCGCACAAGTAGCCGTGCGGCACACCAATGCTGGTGCAACCAACATAACCACCGGAGAGACATATTGTGCATTTTCCGGCCAGCTCATTGCGACATATTAAATATCAATAACTCCAAACACCACAACCATGCGGTGGAAAAAAATTCTCCCCTTCATATATATCGAGCTTGTTGTATTGGCATTTTTCATGTGGAAACTGGCTCTGTCCGCTATGTTGTATGGTGGGGGGAAAGCCACGGTGGATTTCAATCACTATGGAGAAGGTTGGCCCGAGGTGGTCATGTTGACCATAATCATGGTCGCTGGGGCCATCGCATTCATAGTCAGTGTGTTAGACTATTGGGAAGCAAATAATAAATAGGAGAGATTCCAATATAGATTCAAGGGGCAGGAGTACCTCCGTTGGTTCTCCAAAACAAACTGAGTGTCAGACCCCTCCCAGATATTTGACACCTCTCCTGCCCCTCCCTCGGGCAATCTGGAAAATTAGCCCCCATCATCAACCATCTCCGCCCGGGGGACTTTTTATTAAATCTGACAAACACCATCTTTGCAAGCGGTTTGCTCATACACCGACCGACAACCACTCATCAACATTATGTCTTTGATGTCAGTGTAGATTTTACTGTCGCCATTGACGAACACTAACAGCAGAGGGACCGATTTTCCGACAAGACCATAGAACGCGGCCTCGACCAAACCATCCACCGTGCTGACATCATAGATGGCGACACCATGATTTTCCCCTAGCATTTTTTTGACAATCTCACAATTAGGGCAATCCTTCGAGACAAACAACATTGATTCTGGGTCATCCATAGAAATCACCTGATAAAAAAATAATTAAAGGGTTTGAGGTGGGTATGGGTCATCATCAGAAGGACTTTGGCTTGATGGGCGTTGTAGTGCCGTTCTTATTGAGCCAGTGGTTACAAACTCCGCACTTAGCCCAAGGACCCTTAGAGCCCACTCCTCCAGTGATAGGTCCTTTACAGATTGGGCAGAAATTCCATGTTCCAGTTGCTTTGTTGAAGGCTTCTCCTTCCGGGGCAACTGCGGGGGCTCCGCTTCCAGAGGGAAAATTCTTCTTGGGGTCGGTCAACGCAATGAAAACTGTCGCCGTTGCCGCCACACGGTTCTGTTCATCCTTGAACTCAATCAGCCCTTCCTCATCTCCAAGCTCCTCGAAGATTCTGGCGTATATCTCACACGCCTTCCGGATTTCATCCCTTGTTGGTTCCTGAATCATATTGACCACTCTGGAATCGGATTGACAATATAAAATACTTACTGACCTACCAAAAATAGGCGGAAGTGGGAAAACTGTCGGGACTTCACGAAAAATTTTGTAGAGAGGGGGAGAACCTCGACAATTATTTGGTAGGTCGGAAAAAAATCTGGCACTTGTGAAGAGCAGGATAGAAGATGATGATTCAGAGGTGAAGAGCCTACCAAAGAAGATGAGATACAAACTTCTATTAAAACCTTACTAAATATCCTTCGTAATGTTACGAAGGAATATTGCACAAAAGTGTACACTCGACCTACCAAAAAACTATTGGAGTGGAACGCTCCGGAGCACTTCGACAAGTTTCTGGTAGCTACCAAGATTTTGGTAGCATAGGTAGTTATCCGTCGGGCTTTTATAGTAGAATCACTATTAAGATGCAATGATTGGATGGGAGGATTGTAAGATTGGCTTCGCCAGTTGTAACCATACTGCAGGGAGATGTGCTTGAGCGGATTAAGGAAATACCAGACGGGTCGGTTCATTGTTGCGTGACCTCTCCCCCATATTGGGGATTGCGTGACTATTCTAAGTGTACTTGTTCCAATGCGAGCTTACACATACGCAATGATGTTGACCGTATGTATAGCGGCGACAAGGAACCCGTAAAGGATTGCCCAATCTGCCATGGGACGGGACAGGTATTCGACAAGGAACTCCAGATTGGGTTGGAGGAATCCCTTGAAGGATATGTCAGTAAGATGGTGGAGGTTTTCCACGAGGTTAAGCGTGTCCTTCGTGACGATGGCACTCTATGGTTGAACCTAGGCGACTTATACGCCGGGGGCAACCATGGGGCAGACCGATGCGGCGAAGAAGGCAGTGAGAAGAATAAGTGGATTAATGAAAACAAGACCGACCGCCCTAAGAAAACTGGCCTGAAGTCCAAAGACATGATAGGCCTTCCATGGCGTGTCGCATTCGCATTGCAGAACGATGGATGGTATCTAAGGTCGGACATCATCTGGGCCAAACCCAACCCAATGCCCGAATCGGTGACAGACCGACCTACCAAAGCCCATGAGTTTATTTTCCTCATGTCCAAGAGCCCCAAATATTTCTATGACCAAGAAGCGGTCAGAGAACCACAGGCAGAAGCGTCAATCGAGCGTCTTGCATATCCTATTAGTAAGCTAGGAGGGGTTCATTCGGACATCGGTTGCAGGATGGACAAACCGAGTCAGGGAGGAGAGACGGTAATGCTCTCCCCCCAACTCTTGCGGAATCAAAGGACCATTTGGGACATCCCAACGCATGCCTATCCCGATGCCCATTTCGCCACATTCCCAGAGGAAATTCCTGCAAGATGTATCAAGGCAGGGACATCCGAAAAGGGATGCTGTCCCAAGTGTGGGGCCCCATGGGAAAGGATTGTCGAACGGGGAGCGGTGGAAAAGGATTCCAAATTGGCAGGAAATGTCGGTCTTACCGAGACCAGGACCAAGGGATGGAAACCCACATGCACTTGCGGCATAGAGGAGACAATCCCATGCACGGTCCTCGATACATTCGGTGGGTCAGGCACGACAGGGGCGGTGGCTCGGGGGATAGGGAGGTCAAGCATACTTATCGAACTCAACCCTCAATATGTCGAGCTTATCAAGAAACGCACCAATTACAGGGTTAAGGGGTTGGATATGTATGGCGAGTAAATATGAGGACGGAGACATTGAGCTTTTCTGGGAGGATTATTTCGCCACCAAGGAATTGGAACTCCTTTCATTGAAAGGGGAATATCCCCAGAAGAAACACATTTCGGTATCATTCAACGATTTGGACTTTATCTCCCCGGAAATAGCACAGGCGATGCTCGAGGAACCAAGGCGGTTCCTGACAATCGCATCGGATGTGGTGAGGAAAAAAGTAGCTATCGGTGACATAGATATATGGACAACCGACCTCCCCCCCGATTCGAGCGTTGAGGTCTCCAAGGTGGGGAAGGCACACTTAGGGAAGATGGTGTCAATTTCCGGAATCGTGAAGAAGATAAGCCCGGTGATGCCGCGGGTGTTGGTCGCCGCCTTCAAATGTGCCAAATGTCCCGGCATAACTGATGTTCCACAAGACGATGTTTTCCTGAAATATCCATCTCAATGCGGGGCATGTTATCGAACGGTTGACACCAGATACACATTCCTTCCTGAGGAATCGGAATATATCGACCATCAATGGTTCGAGATACAGGAAAGCCCAGAAGGCCTAAGGAAGGGTAAGCAGCCATCCACATTGTTATGTTATGTGGAAAATTCAATGGTCAACATGCTCACCCCGGGGAGGAGGGCGATTTTCAATGGCGTAATCGAACTTGACCGGAAGAAGGAAAAAGCCCCAGCGACAATATTCACATTCAAGTTCGCGGTCATGTCAATCAACTCCGAGATGGAGGACTATGACGAATTGGTAATCACCGAGGAGGAGGAATCCAAGATAAAGGAATTGGCGAAAGACCCCAAGATTTACGACCTTCTGGCAGAAAGCATCGCCCCAGCAATCCAAGGCCACCATGAGATTAAGGAGGCTTTGTCATTGCAATTGTTCGGTGGAGTGCAGAAGGTTACTGATGATGGGATGGTAATTCGTGGAGATATTCACCAGCTGCTATGCGGAGACCCCGGGATTGCCAAATCGAAGATGCTGGAATATATGTCGAGCATGGCCCCAAGGGGGATATATGCTTCCGGAAAATCGGCAAGTGCCGCGGGGCTCACAGCTGCCGCGGTGAAAGACCCGTTCAACAAAGACCGATGGTGTCTGGAAGCTGGTGCAATGGTGATGGCCGACGGGGGATTCGCCGCAATCGATGAAATGGACAAAATGACAGAAGATGACCGCTCCGCCATGCACGAAGCCATGGAAGGGCAGAAAATCCATTTCAACAAGGCGGGAATATGTGCCACATTATCGACACGATGCTCGGTATTAGGGGCATGTAATCCCAAGTATGGAAGGTTCGATACATACGAACCATATCTCGGACAGGTGAATATGACACCGACTCTGCTCTCAAGGTTCGACCTGATTCACATAATGGTTGACAAAGGGGATGACAAGCTCGATGCTGAGATTGCCGAGAAAATGCTGAGGAATCGGTCATCGACCACGCCTGCTAAGGAAGCGGCATTGAGTCAAGAGTTTGTAAGGAAATACATATCGATTGCCAAGAAGGTGAACCCAGAGTTCTCCCCGGAAGCTGGGGATTTGCTGGTGAAGAATTACCGCTCGGTAAGGAAGCAAGGAAAGGAAAAAGGGCATGTCAGCATCACCCCCAGACAGATGGAAGCATACATCCGACTCAGCGAAGCGTCTGCAAGGGTCAGGTTAAGCCCAACCGTAGAAATCGATGATGCACGAAGGGCGGTGAGATTGGTCACAAACTGTCTCAACAAGCTCTGCCCGGATGGAGACATTGACCCCATAATGTCTGGCACAAGCCACAAGGACCATGATAAAATTAAATTTATGAAGGAAATAATTATAAGCAATGGAAACAATATGAAGGTGGATGACCTCAAAGCCAAGTGCGATGGCAGAATCAATGTTGAGGAAATCGACAAACTACTTGACCGAATGAAACAAGCCGGGGAAACCATAATGCCCCGTTATGGATATGTGTCGCTGATAACATGAGTGTAAGAGAATTGAAAATCAATGACCACGGAGGGATGTTCCATTTCATCAGCCTATGTATTGCCACTAAAATTATCAACGACCGGGGATACAAAATTCTGGATGCCCGTTGGTTCAAGGACAAGAATTATTACAAAGGGGAGCCCGATATTTATTTTGAGGTTCCGGACAAGAAGCACCCGCAGAGGTATGTTCTTGAAATCGAGACCAATCCCACACAGGCTTCCATCGACAAAAAGAACGAACAGTTCCACGCCCATGTCATCAACATCGACCTCATCATCGCTGACATGCGGAAAGTCACCGACCAATCCAACTGGTTAGACATTGAGGAATATCTTAAGGAGAGAATCCCATGATGAGTGAATGGAAACACAACCTAGTGTTGAAAGCGGTCAAGGACTGTGCGAGAGAAGGAACGCCGATAACTGGTTTCGAGGTCGCCAATCGGATAAATCATACCGTGAAGCGAATGAGCATGCACCGGTCGGAATGTGCCAGACATATCAAGCTGATGAAAGATTGTGAGATAATAGGCAAGACCGACAGTGGCTCATTGATTTTCCGGTATAATGGGCCAATCGCCGATGAGAAGTTGCTTCTCACATATCGTCAGAGAAGGGCAAAAAGGCAGGAGGAGGCTAGGAATGCCAAAAGGGGACTTTAAGGCCAGATTGGTTGCGGAAGCATGTGCCAACCTGCACAAGGAAAAGAAGATACTCACCGCGGAATCCATAAAGACCGAAGCGAACCGAATCCTCAAGGATAATGGAAGCCCATACCATCGCCGCAATGTGTGCGACATATCGGTTCACCAAATCCCCAGGTTGGTATTGAAAACCAAATGTGCTCGCAAGAAAGGATATACCGAGATAAACCGAGCATTTTCAGGGAAAGATAAGGTCATCGAATACGAGTATGTGCCGCCCATCCAGAGGTAAATATGAACCAGAAGCAGTATGATGCCCAGAGGATTAGGCAACAGAGTGCCAAAGGAAATCTCTACCACAAGCACCACCCGGAATATAACCGGGATAGGATGCGGCTTCATCGACAGAAACTCCAAGATGAAGGATTAGGAAATTTCGTTGACCTGATAGAGAAGGCAAGGAATCCTCTGAGCGTCACCATAGACGAACCATTCCTCGTAGCTGGTGATTGGCATATTCCGTTCACAGATGGTGATTTATTCACCCTCCTTTTGGATGTGGCGGATTCGTATGAAATCAAAAAATTGGTTGTGCCCGGGGATTTCTGGGATTGCGACAATTACTCGAAGCACCCGGTTGTCACCCACAAGACAACATTCCAATCGGAAATTGAGAATGTTGCCATGATTCTGGGGATTCTGACAGACACATTTGAGGAAATCTACTTCTGTCGTGGCAACCATGAGAAACGATGGATGGACTTAAACGGCGGGAACATGACCATCATGGACTTGTTCGCCACCACCAAGATTAACGATGGTTATCAGGTCACTCAGGATGACCATCTTTATGTCACCCACCAAGGGGAAAAATGGTTGATGTGCCATCCCCGGAATTTCCGCATTGCCAACCTAAGCGTAGCTAAAGACCTAGCTGCAAAACATGGTTGTTCGGTATTCGCCGCCCACGGCCACCAATGGGCCCAAGGGTATGACCGCTCTGGGAAGCATAGATTGCTTGATGGTGGTGGAATGTTTGATAAGTTGGCATTGGAATACCTAAGGGACACATCCTGTTACCCAGAGGTGAAAAGTGGTTTCTACTACTTCATCGATGGTGAGATTTACGGAGTCGAAGGACAATGAACAATCCAAGAATAGCAAATGAAATGTGGGACATCGTATATGAGAAAGTCCCCCGGCTCAAGGAGCCAGAAACCCGCGTAGCAAACTTTGCATCCAACCTCTGGGTATTGATGGAATGCCCAAGGCGATACTGGTTCGATGCGGTTGAGCCACACTTTTCCACCACAGATTGGGAGTTGAAGGCCAACCACGGAAATTATCTGCATGAGATGATTGTGGATTATTTCAAGATGGCAGGGGTGTATCGTGGGCATGAGGTCCGCGGGAGCAACCAAGAGTTCAACATCCAATACCGAATCGATGTGTTAATCCAAGACCACCTCGGGAACATCGTGCCAGTGGAAATCAAGAGTGCCAATGCCAATAGCATGAAACGCATTGAGAAGGAGGGCCCTTATAATGCCCATATATATCAACTGATGGCGTACTTGGGATTCCATGGAACGACATCAGGGATGGCGGTGTATCCTTACGGTTACATCCTCTACTACAATAAGAACAGTGATAAGGTCGTGACCTATCGGCTCGACTTCGACATCGTTATGTTCGCCGAAATCATGGAGAGGTTGCTCGAGCACAACGAAAGGGTCAAGACCATGACCATGCCAGAGCTTTGCGAGGACAAAGAAAAGTGCAAGAACTGCCCATATCGTGACCGGTGTTATGCGTTGGAGGATGAACCATAATGGCGACAAACTACCAGCGAGGATACGCATTTGAAATGCGAGTCAAAGAGACAATGGAGAAATTCGGTCTCAAGACTTTCCGTATGGCGGGGTCTCACAGCGAGGCTGACCTAATTGGTATATCCGAGTTCGGGGTATCATATCTGGTTCAATGCAAAAGGAATGGGCAGATTTCCGTGGAAGAATGGAACCAACTTAGGAAAACCGCACTAAGCGTAAAAGGCATCCCCATCCTCGCATACATCCCAGAATCAGGCCGTGGCGTGGAACTTCGAGTGATAGTCGCTGATGCGGAAAAAGGCGAGAGGAACAGGATTGCATTGAAAACCAGAGCAATCGAGCCTTTACAAAAGTGATAAATACCGAAAAAAGGATGTAATAGTATGGCTGATACTAAGGAGACAATAGGCACAAGCATTGGGACATGCTTTCTTCTGGCATTGGCAATAATGCTTACAGCGTGGCTCTATCCAGACAACGGGATGCCCCAATGGGTCGAGGATGTGTCGTGGGTTTTCATCATAATGGTGCTCGTTGCGACAACATTAATCCTCATTGTGATTTCAGTAATAATGGTAAAGAAGGAGAGATGAAAATGCCGTGCGGTGGAAAAGGTAAGAAGGGCGGAAAAAAGGGGAAGAAATAATGGCCGATGATGAAATGATACGGGTGGACGGTTATCGAAAGGGAGTGATTTTCCAACCGTGTGAATGCGAACCCGGCGTGATGGGTTCAATCCGTGAGGAAGGAGGAAAATTCTACTGTGCGACCTGCGGGAAGCGAGTCAAACCAGAGTATTTCATCCTCATGGGATGTAGCAAGTGCCCATCGAAAATGGAATGGTTGGATGAATTATCCAAGGAGCCAATCGATGAAGCACCCACAGATTAGGGAAACCAAAGCTCAGCAAGGAACTATCATGGAAATGTGGATTTTCCGCCCATGGTGGGAGGACATCTACCTCATCAACCCGGATGGGATGTGCGTATTCCCATATGTCTTGGTAGGGAGCTGATGCCAAGCAAGTTCAATCGACATGGAACCAGTAAGAACCCCCGTTGCGAATGCGGGGGCGACATGGTTTCATTTTCCGTAAGATGGAGAACCAATCAGGTAATCTACCAATGCCTTACTTGTGGCATTCAAAAAGTGGAAAAAATAAGTTAAGCCAGCTCAATGCTGGCCTAAGGATTTTCTCCTGGCTTCTGCCACCCAAAGGATGCTCTGGCGGTTTTCTTCGCTAATCCCCATCTTATCCATGAGTTCGTGAGCGATTTTCAAGCAATCATCAGTCCCAGTCGCATAGACCGTCATCAGGGCGGCAAGGCAACCCATCGCCAATTCCGGCCCCATTACCACAACCTCATTCATGTTGTATTTTGTCATAGTCTCACCCAGTCATCAATCTTCGTTCCCCTGCTCTCGACAAACGCCAAGACATTGATTTCCCACAGAGCCCTAAGCTCTCCCCTCATGCGGTTCCACTCGGCATTGGAGTGGTCTAACCCGGCATGGTATTTCTCATGTGCTTCCTTGACATACAGGAAATGGTAGTCCACTAGCCTCCCATATTCCTCAAAGTCCGAGTCGCTCATTATGTAGATTGTTCCGTCGGGGTCTTCCCGGTCGAATGTTCCGGAGATTACTGCTTTCATTTTACTCCCTCGGTGAATCTTTCATTTGGTCCCTGGTCGCATAGATGATGGCAAATTCCAACCGCTTGAACGGCATAGAGTTGAAAACATTTTGGTTGGGGCGGTTGTTTTCCTTATCCCAGTCCGGGGTAAGAATCAACTCCTCCTCAAGTTTTATGTTTATGTCGTCTATCTCTCCCTCAAACGCCTCGTCCACCATGCGGTGTATCGCTTGGCGGACGCTCTCTCCCTCTTTTATTGTTTGGTTCATTTCTTAGCCTCCTTGTTCTTTGGGTTCTCGATACATTTCACACAAGGGTCGTTGTTGAACCCTTTGGTGAGGTTCCATTGGAACGCTTCGCACCAGTGTTTGTTCCGCTTCTTGTAGTCATAATGTGGGCAGTTGGTTTCCATGAGAAGGAGATAGGTTAGTAAAGTATATAAATATTCTGGGTAATTTATCATTGGGGAGGTTTCCCCATGATTTCTAAAAAGTCGATGAAAATCCTATCGATTCTGATAGTGCTGGCTTTCGCTTCCGTGGCGGTATTGGCAGTTACCCAATACAGCAATGTATTCCGGAAGGACACCGAGGTAATAGGCTACCCGATACAATTGGATGTGACCAACAAGACCGTGCCCGGCTATCTGCCGTGGGGCGAAGCATATCCCCTTAGTCCCGGGCAGGCTCAACTGGGCGAGACATATGGGGCCACATTGAACATTTCCACGACACAGGACATAGAGTTTGTTCTAAGGTATGATGTAGAAGGACCTGTCACCGCCATGACGGACATAATCATATTCGTCCTGTTCAACGACCAATGGTGGAGCTTCAATGTCAATCCTGACGGCTCGGGCGGGGTATTTTCCTTCGCCATTGCGATGGAGGCCAATACCTACATAGAAATGCCCATGACCATACAGTTCAACAAGCTAGGGAGCTTTGAAGTGGACATCTACTGCACGGATGACACCACAGGCACCGATTTGATGGCCTAAAATAACTCCCCCCCCATCAACCTAAAAACCTTTTTGACCCTCACCCTTTTTTGAAAGGGCTCCAGGAAAATGAGGGTCGCTATTTTTTCAACATCTGGCTTCTAGTAAGCGTCCCACTCGGCATAAGAAAGTTCTCACAATAGAAGTCAATCCCCACAGGCTTACCATCATCCTCGATAAAATCATTCCAGAACAAGGTGATTTTATGGTCGAAGCAGTTTCCCATATGATGCCTAACACATCTGGAACAATAATCGTCTTGGGCTTCCTTGAAGTCCTTGTATGTTTTCCAATCCATTTTACCACCTGATAGGGAGCATATAGGGATACTCCTCTCCTCTCCCTCCCTGCCCCATGCTAACACGGACCATGCTACGGTGTAGCGTGCTAAGGTGTAGCATGCTACGGTGTAGCATGGTACGCCTTGTCATGGTCCATGTTAGCACGGAGCACGGATTAACAGCCTGAAGTACAGTTTTTTTGGTTAGTGTTAACACTGGTAAATATTGCGGGTTTATCAGTGGAAACCCTGGTTGTTTTTTACCCATGTTAACCTCTCCATAGGAAACATAGGTTGTCGGGACTATATATATTTAACGGCGTTAAAGTCGATAGCTTTATATTTCCATTTTTTCGGGTGGAAGTGACAAGGCGTAGCACGGTATAAAATGCACATTTTTGCTCACTAGTGAGCACATTTTCCGAGTTCCTTCGTAACCTTACGAACGAACTGATTTTCCCATTTTCGGGCATCGCGGAGGGCGTTCTCCGCCCGATTTTCGAGCCCACTGGGTTGTCTGCTCGCTTTCATTCAATCCGCGGAATTTAAATCAACCCGAACAACCGCTGGCTCGAATTTCCGCACCTATATATACAATCGAAACGAATATTCTTTTCGTGGCGAAACCGCCACAGAAGGAAACCAACATGGAGAACCAACCAACAACCAACCCCGAGCCCGAAATCGTGACCGTCGCCGAGCCCGCTGGCTCTGCGAATATCTGCGGCGAATGTCATTATATCGCCGTCTGTGCTGGGAAACCTGGAGCCTGCGTGACATATACCACTCTGGCATGCGAGAAATTCAAGAAGAAGAGGGGCCGCCCTGCGTCCACCGTCAAGAGCGGAATGGGATTGATGGCGAAACCATCAAAACCAACCGAGCCAGCAGCGCCGAAACCCGCGGAAATGGTTTTGTCGCCCATCGATGGAAAAGAGCATATCCCAGATGCGAACCCCGACCTCGTAGAAACCAAACAATGGAGGGCGGTCTATTCAACCCTCGAGAAACTCCTCAAGAGCACTGGCAAACCGAAACATGTTTGCGTTATCGGTCCCGCTGGCATCGGGAAAAACGAAATCCTTTTTGAGTTGTGCCATGACAATAACTGGCCATGTCTGACCGTCAACTGCTCGGGCGACATGCGAGCCGCCCACCTCGTAGGGCGTCCAGCGGTGGAGGGCGACAAAATCTATTTCCAGGACGGGCCGCTCGTCCAGGCAATGGAAAATGGATGGATATTAAACCTCGATGAGGTAAATGCCATCGATGGGGACATAACCTTCGTTCTCCATGGCGCTCTGACCTCTGGCAAATTGTGCATTGCGAACGACTCCAGGGTAATCAGGGCTCACCCGAATTTCCGGGTTGTGGCAACATGCAACCCTCTGAATTATGTCGGCGTCAAACCATTGAATGAAGCCCTCAAATCCCGATTCCGATTCATTCAGATGGGATATGACTCTGGCATCGATAAGAAACTCCTCGCTCAAATCGGGTTGCCAGATGCGACAAATTCCGCCCTGATGAAAATTATATCATTCGTGCGACATGGCTTCGAGACGGGCGACATATCGCAACCCTTCGGGCACAGGACGCTGGCTGCTATCGTTTCCGACATGAAGGACTGCGGTTTCGATTTGATGAGTGCCATGGAATTGAATTATCTATCCATGCTCAACGAGACCGACCGCGAGGCCATCAAAACATTATTGAACGACCTGGCTCGGGTTTCATCGCAACCCGCCGCCGCCGTCGAGCACACATACGGGAAGGAGTGAGCCAGATGATAGGAATTATCGACTACTTCGAGAAAATCGCCAGATTGATGACTGGTGAGTCCGTGACCGTGAAAATGGAATCGCCATCTGCGTTCGCCGACCTGGACAAGAGGTTTATCAACCTCCCGAACGACATTCTCCAGGACACCCGTTATTCGTTGGTTGCCAACCCAACCAGAATAAAAGACATGGCAATGGCGGAGGGTGTCAACCCTGAGACATTCAAGGCCTGGTTAATGGTGATGCTGGGCTATCACGAAATCGCCCATCTGAAATTTACGCC